GTAGTATACTTGTTCTGTGATGGCGGGGGACACCCGTTACCCTACGGTCCCCGCTGTCACACCCCCCTGCTACACTAGGGGCATACCAACTACAAGGAGAGAGACATGTACGACGGAAAGAGCAACGAGGGATCGTGGCTTGACTATCACCAGTTCACCAGCGTGGGGCAGGCATTGCGCCAACTCATGGACTTCGTTGAGTTCGGTGAGGACAATGACGGCCAGATCGTCATCTACACCAACCTCACGTTTCAGGAGAGCAACGGTCGCGGCGAGATTCGCAACGGAGTTCATACCAGCGAGAGAATCGTTGACATGGACACGTTGGAGCGAGTCTGATCCGACTGTCACACCCGGCTGCTAGACTTGTTTCTAGCAAGTCGGGGGTGACTCCACTTGTGCTGATGCTGCCGACTTGACAGCGTCACACGCATGTGCTATACTGCATATGTACCAACCAACAACTCATAGGAGACATACTATGACAAACGAAAACCTACCCCAGTGCTGGCAGGACTACAACGATGTTCTGGCAGCAGGGATCGACAGGATCATCCTGTTCGGCCCACCGGGGACCGGCAAGACATTCGCCGGACTCAACATGGGCGATACGGACTCCGGTTCGTGGCGTCTCGTCTGCACAGAAGACATGACTAACTTTGACGTAACGGGAGGCTTCCTCCCCGGTCAGGACGGGTCATTCGACTGGAACGATGGATCGGCTATCAAGGCATGGCGTGGAAACGGCATCCGGGGTGGCAGGCTCGTCGTAGACGAGATTGACAAGGCAGGTGGCGATGTATTCGCAACCTTGCTTGCCATGACGGATACCGTCGATTCGGCTAAGTGGGAGAACCCCGCGACTGGCCGGGTGGAAACGCCTAAGGACGGGTTCAGCGTTATCATGACAACGAACATTGAGAACATGGAGGAACTGCCTTCTGCTTTGAAGGACCGTTTCCCGTGTGCGATTCGTATCAACGAACCGCATCCCAATGCGTTGTTGAACCTGCCGACCAGCATTCGGGAATACGCCCGAAAGATGGCCGACGCGGGTGATCGCCGGATTAGCCTTCGCCAGTTCTACGCCTACGGACAGTTGGCGCGGAGCCACGGCGACGAGCGTGCTGCCAAACTGATCTTCGGATCACGGGCAGAAGCCTTCCTTGACGCTGTCAAGGTTGACACGGTCGGATCGGCTTCCTGATCCCAGCGAGTGGTTGGTGGGTGCTTCGGCACCCCCAACCCTCGCCCACACTTGCCTGTCACACCCATGTGATAGGCTATGCAAAGCAAGTAAGCAAGTAACCAATCACGTTAGGAGACGAGATGGAAACTATAGAACATAAGGATCTACGCCCCATGCCTGAACTAATCAGGCGTAGGGATGGAGCCAATGACGAACCTGCGGAGTGGGAGATTCACCCATGCGCCGCGGAGCGTGGCCTACCCCGAACGGGTGTGCTACCTCGCACGATGATCGTGCCTGTTCAAGACTTTGAACTGGACCGTGTCATCAGGGCGCATGAGATGATGCACGCAAAGGTTTCACCCGGCGACAGGTCGGTATGGGTCAACAGGGGCATTTGCTCCGACCGGGCCATGATCTGTGCGGAGGAAGCCCGTGTGAACTTCCTAGTGAGCAAGGCTGGATTCGATCTGGACATTCTTGAGGATGGCACAGAGATGAATGCAGGCGAGCGCATCGCGGAACGCGGCGACTGGGCAGAGGCTGTTTACTTCACGGCCAGTGTTTCTGGCTGTGGGGGCTTGAACAAGTACCTCGTAGGCATCAGGCGACACCGACCGGGATGGGGACCACGACTCCGTCGTATCCATCAGTTGCTTCAAAAGGAACTGCGTCAACTGTCACGCACGAACCACACGAGTTTGTGTTCGACAATGACTAGTTCTGGCAGGCTTGACCCGGCCAACGAACTTATCGAAGGATTCTTTCATACAGAATCCATCGGAGAGTGGCTTGACCGACTGGCCAACCCCGAAACTGACGAGGACGAGAAGACCGAAGGCGATACCACAGCAGGCGACACCGAAGAAGGTGGCGACGAGGGTGGTGCTGGCGAGGTCGATACGGACTCCGAAGAAGAGGCACCTATCTCCAAAGAAGACTTGGAGAACCAGAAGCCTGTTCGCAGCGACGAGGCTGGGTCTTGGTCACAGTTGAATGTGAAGAAGCAGAACCTCACCCGGCACGTTCCGGGTGGACTGGGGAAGCGTCGAATCGCATCCAACATGGGTCGCAACCCGCGTCGTGTTGGCCGGATGTTCACCGATCCGCAGAAGCGGATTTTTGATCGGAAGGTCAAGGGCAATGGAGGTGTCGTGCTTATCGACTACTCAGGCTCAATGGCTTTGTCAGAGAAGGATGTGTTGGACATTATGGATGCAGCCCCCGGTTGCACCGTAGCGTGCTACACAACCAACGACTTTGACAGGGACGGCAAAGCGAACTGCTGGATTTTGGGAGAGCGTGGTCGGATGACCACAGCGATTCCAGAGTCTCGCGGAGGCAACGGTGTCGATCATCCCGCATTGGTGTGGGCTGTGCAGCAGAAGCAGCGCAGGAACGCACCAGTCGTGTGGGTGACTGATGGCGGGGTGCTTGGTCCGGGTCAGGGCTACAGGGATCAGTTGGCGATGCAGTGCATCAAGACTGTCCAGAAGTCGAAGGTGCTTATCCGAAACGAGGTTTCGGATGCCGTCGAACTTCTCCACGACTTGGCGACAGGGAAGCCTGTCAAGCAGTGGTGGCCTGCATGGTTCAGGCGGACCTACGAGAACCAGACCGGAACCAAACTGGTCTGATTGGGTGGGGGGCGAAAGCCCCCCACTCCCCACTTGCCCGACTTGACAGAAGGGCTGACATGTGCTATACTGGTACATGTAAACATAACTAGCCAAAGGAGACTAACTATGGCTGAAGTAACAAGCGGTAGCGATATAACCGTTATCGTACTAAACAACGCGGAAGCCAGTGCGCTAACAGAAGGGCTGAACTTCCTGAACATAGACGGGGATCTGCACGCAGATCTCTACCAACTAGCAGAAGCCTTTGGTGTCAAGAGCGGATGGGGCTGGTAACCATGAACGACACCATAAGCATCACCAATAGCACAGTGATCGTCCCCGACCATGGAGACTTTTGCGGAAGCCTTGGCATGTGGATGTCTGAATGGAAGGATCTATCCGACCAGACAGACGAGATCAGCGACGAGTCCTTCGGGACGTTGGCGTGGACTGAGTATGTTGAGGCGAAGGCTGAACTGGCCGACCAGATGGGTCAGTTCCTAGTAGCCAACCTGAAGGGAGGGCTACCAAACTGATGGACTTCAAAGCGAGAGGTGCATTCTTCGGAGTCAAAAAGGTTCTGAAGGGTCCAAAAAAGAAGCGGCGCAAAAAGCGCTGGTGATTGATCGGGGGGCTTCGGCCCCCCATCCACTTGCCGCCAACAGGCGGCGATAAACGAATAGGAGAGAGAAATGCCAAAAGTAAACAAAGATGACGGCTTCACCACCTTCGTGTTTTCAGGCACGGAGATTCGGGAGAAGACCGAGAAAGAACTGAAGGACGAGTTGAAGAAGGAACTCGCCAAAGACAAGGCGGTTACCTGATGGGTGACCGCGGAAACATAGAGATCAAGCAGATGAAGAACTGCGACAGTGTGTATCTATACACGCATTGGCGTGGGTCTTCCGTCAACATCGCGTTGGCGCGTGCGATCAAGAAGGCTGGGATGCGGTGTTCCGACCCCAGTTACTTCACGCGCATTGCGTTGAACGAGTTGCAGCAGGATGATCGAACGACGACTGGGTTTGGCATTTGTGTCAAAGCACCGGACGACAACGAGCATCCGATCCCGCAGGTCTTTTGGGACGAGGATCACGGACTATCCGTCAACCATCCCACCGTGGTAAACACGATGGGCACCCTGACAGGGGCGCAGTGGGTTGATTGGGTGGCTGAGAACTATCCCGACGCAGACCTAGAGATCAACGATGGCTGAGATCTTTCACGCAACATGGCCTAGCAAGGTTGACCAGATCATGGAGGAAGGGCTACAGCCCGGAATCGACGGCTGCGTCTACCTTGCTGGGCCGTTGCCCGCGCACGCAGCCACGTTTGTGGCGATCAGGGGCGGAGAGTTCGACGGATACGAAGAGGTTGAAATCGACGGGAAGATAGAAACCTTCCCGAAGATGGTCAACCATGACAAGATCTTCGTATTTTCGGTAGACACCGACGATCTAGACCCAGAACTCCTCCGCGAATCTACTGATCATTCCCATGCCTTCTTCCCAGAGGGCACGGAATCGTGGTGTTACGACGGGCCAATAGACCCAGATGACCTACAACTTGCTTGGGAAATCCCAATGGTAGGTGTAGGATCATGATCGGTACCGGGGTTAGTTGTTTTCTCTTGTCTCCTTCCGACTAATCCCCGTACCCGGCGGGCGGTATGTGCTTCGGCACTGCCGCCCGCCCCCCTCTTTAGCGTGTAATCTATCGAAAGGAGCGCGCATAATGGAAGATAATGTAAACGTAGACTGGAACAAGGAGTTACAGGGACTTGACTCGTTAGAAAAAGAAGAGGCAATGTTCGATGTAACAACTGACCGGATCGAACGGCTGGTAAGCAAGTGGATGGAAACACCCATGTACGCCAACCCGGACGACGGTAAGATGCAGATCAGTGAGGAACCATCAGAGATGTCCCATCAAACAACGTTGGGACAAATCGCTGCGGTGCCTTTGTTGAACCTAATCGCAAAGACCGCCGCACAGATGTCACGGGAATCAGATCCGTTGGACTGGTTTGCAGAACACATCAACGACAACGGTGATCTAATCCTTGACCTTCTAAAGTCAACAATGACAGAAGGCATCATGATTGCCAATGCACCCGGACTTCGCGAAGAGTTCGATCAGGTGCTTGAAGTCATTCGCAAAGTGGACTAAGTTACAACCGTTTAGGTCTGCGAAAACCGAAGACAAAGCCAGTGTTTCTTTAAGGAACATTGTAAAGAAACGGGACGGCTTCGGGTTCTATGAAACCATGATGCGGCAATATCCGCAGAACTCAATGGAACCATGGAACTCGGAGTCGTTTCGTTCTCTTTGACAAGGGTACGGTTGACCGCACGGTTCAAGAATAGTCTCGCCGGTAAGGTACTCTCTTAAAATATCGACCTTTCTTGGAATCGGAGCCGCCGGAGGAGGTGGCGTCGGTAAGCCTCGGGCTTCTTCAACAGCCTGCCGCAGCACAATCCCGCACCATTCGTTCATGTTGGTGTTCGGTAAGGACATCACATGGTCCGCAATCATGTTGCGAACCCTTCCCGGTAAGTTTATTCGGAAGTCTACGGTGGCGTCGTCCGGGTAATGCTTGGGTTTCCTGCCGCTAGGCATCTCGCTCCACTAAAGAAATCAAGTATTCGGTCACGGTGAGGTCGTACTCCTCGGCACGGTCGATCATTTGGTTCTTGATTTCGGCAGGTATTCGCACGGTAAGAGTTATTGAGGAACCATCAGCGGCACGCTTCGGCGGACGCCCAGTCTTGGGATGGATGGCTTCGGTATGATCACTCATTTGCAAATCCTACTACAAAAAGAACTGTCACGGTGTGAAAAAGAAACTTTCATTTAGGGTTGACAACATACTACAACGGTGTCATTATATCCACCGTAACGAGAAGGTAATGGTTCCCTACCGTTTTCCTCCTCTCTTCCGGTGGGGTTCTTGGTCCTCCCATTCGTTACAGTAAAGGCGGGGCTGCTTTGCAGAGATTGTAAAGTAGTCCCGCTTTTACGCGTCCGGTGTAAAAGAAACGGGACGGTGCCGCTTTGTAAAAGAAACGGGACGGTATCGGTTACGGTAAAGAAGCGGGGCGGCTTGCGGTGTTTGGTAAAGGCAAGCCCCGCTTTTGTTATGGTGAGGTTACGGTTGTCATGTTAGGACAAGCCCCGCCGTGCAACACTTGCGGTAGACATGCATGGTATAAGCAAGTCCCGGTGGGTGTTACGGTGGCGTTACAAATGTAGTGTTTAGATAGAACTGTTTCGGCACACGGTATGCCTAAAAAGTTTTCGACCCTTTTTCTAGATAGCAGTAATAGCAAGGAAGTGGTCACCTCGGAATGTCACACCGCCTTCCAAAACTTGCAAAGATTTGCAAGGCGGTGTGGATAACTCGGATGGAGACAGTATAGGTCTAGACCTATGCGGTGCAAAAGAATCCAGAACCACGCCCCTCGGTAGTTACATGTAATGATGTAATGCGGTGGAAGGGTTGGGGTTTTTATTACTTATAGTAGGCAGTATCTCCTACTATCTATAGTAGATATCTCCTACTACTAGCAGCAATAGTATATACTATCTACAGTAGATAGACCTACTAACTACAACAGATAGCCCCTAACAAAACCCGCACAACGACAAAAGCAACACCCCACAGAAAAACGCACACGCACGCGGCATTTTTTTGTGTTGTTTTTTGGTGGGGTTTTTTAGGTTAGTGGGTGGTTGTGGGTGATAGTGGGGGGTTTTGGTGAGTTATTTTATTGATCGTGATAGTAGGACGAGTAGTGCTGGTAGGAGTAGGAACACTAGGTAAATGGTGGTCATCGGGGGTAGGAGGTTCGTTTGTTGGGGCCGTTGGGCCATTTGGGTTTGTTGTCTCGTTTGGTTTTGTTGGCTTTGGTTTTGGCTTTCTGTTGTTTCTTTGTTTGCTTCTTTAGAAAGCCTTTGGCTTGTTTACTGGTCCGTTTCAAGAAAGTCCTCCACTACATGTAAGTCCGGTCCCATAGAAGACGGTTGCCATCCCTTACTGTAGTCTCTCCTAGTGGTTCCTCTGGGTCTGCTGTAGCGGTCCCATTCGTGGTGAGGATATGCGCCGCTTTTTTCTTCACATGTCGTGTGGTAGCCGCAGTGGGGGCATGTGAGTTCTTCTAGCATTTTTGGGTAGTGGATGTCGTATTTGTGTGCGGTGTGTGCGTATGACCACCAGTGTCCGCATTGTCCGCATGTGTAATGGTAAAGGATTTCTCTGGTGTATTTGTGCGTGGGGTTCAACGTTCTGCCCATTTCCATTCTGCTATTGCGCCTGCTGGGATCATTATGGCGAATGCCCACCATTCTCCGATGACTCCCCCGGCGATGATTGCTCCGCATAGGATGATCCCTATGATAGCCAACCAAGTTTTCATGCGCCAGCGTTTACCAGTACGGTGATGGTTCGTCTTCGTCGTCGGCCCAAGCGATGCCTTCACCTTTGAATTCTTCTACTTCGTAGGGTTCTTCTTCTTGATCCCATTGGAAGATTTTGGTTAGCATGTCTGCGATGTGTTGTGCTTCGCTTGCGGTGAGGTATAAGTCGATGTCCCGTAGGGATAGTCTTATCCTGTCGTCTGGTTCTAGATCTACTTCGATCTGAGTATTCTTATGTTCTAGAAAGAAAACTTCGTTCATTAGAACAGCCGACGGAACCACTTCTTGTGCTTGCGTGAACCTTCATGTAATGCTAGCCGTGCATTGATACAGATTATATTGGTTTCTAGTTGACTGATTTCGTCAGCGAGATGGTGGATCAGGGCGACGGCTTCTTCGATTACTTCTTTGTCGTCGCCTTCTTCCAAACCTACCGCTACTCGCAGATCAGCCAGTTTTTTTGATTTCATTCTGTCAACCATTCTGTGTGTTTCATTGTCCAGTTAACTGTCTTTTCAAACGATTCCTCTAGAGACATGGGAGCATCCCATCCGTACTCTTTTAGTTTCGTTCCATCCAGTGAGTATCTTAGGTCATGTCCGGGCCTGCTGGTGTGAAAGTCCACCAGTCTCCACAATGGCGGGCACTCTAAGATTTCACCGATCATTTCGACTATCTCTAGGTTGTCGATTTCTTTTTCCCCGGCGATGTTGAAGCGTTCCGGCTCCGGTGTGTCATCGTCGTAATGCAAAACTGGCACGTTTTTTAGGATGAACTGGACAGCGTCGGCGTGGTTTCTGGCATGTAACCAGACTCGGGCACCGATGTCCCATCCTCCTTCGCTTCTTTCTTTGCCGTGAACTTGGATTTCTTCCTGATGCAAGATCTTTTTCATCACCATCGGTACATACTTTTCGGGATGTTGCCGTTCCCCAAAGTTGTTCATCGTGTTGGTGACGATTACTGGCACCCCGTAGGTTCTCCAGTATGAGAACGCGATCATTTCTTGCGCCGCTTTCGACGCGCTATACGGGTTCGATGGGCGCAAAACCTCGCCCTCACAGTGGGAATGTCCTACCGGTGCAGGTCCGTAAACTTCATCGGTGGAGATTTGAATGAACTTTTCCGGCTGTATATCACGGGCGTATTCCAGCATGTTCAAGACGAGGTTCACATTGTTTTGAACGAACGGAACTGGGTCGGTGATAGATCGGTCAACGTGCGAGTCGGATGCCATGTTGACAATCCAGTCAACATTTCCAATCGTTTCTTTTAGTTGTTCATGGATCGGCGCTCGGAGATCATGCCAAACAACTTTCACCCGGTCAGGGTTGTAGCCTTCCATTTCTGTTAGGCGTTCGATGCGTCCTGAGAAACGCAACGCATCCATTACGGTGATATCCCAATCCGTGTTTTTTAGCCAATGCTCTACGGTGTGCCCGCCGATGAATCCCAACCCACCGGTAAGTAACACATGTTTACTTTTTGGCTTTTGCATTTCAATCTCCAAACGAATTTCGATTACACCAAACCCATAACATTGTAGCAAGAGTGAAACCTACGGTAACACTTAGAAACAGCAGGACAACATTTACTTCCGTCATGGAAGAATCTTCCTTACTCCTATTTGTGGATCGTATTTCCGTTCGTGTGATAAACCGTGTGCCCCATTTTCCATAACTGACATTGCGGACACTCTAACAAACTTTGCTTTGGCATGGAACTCTTCGATGTTTCTGGCACCCGTATAAGAGAATGCACTTTTCAAACCGTTTTCAATTGATTCAATAATATTTCGTAAAGGTCCGGTATGGGGAACCAGTCCGGCTCCACCTTCGACATACTTGGAACCTGCTTCTGCGGAAGCGTTGCCTCGGAAGTTTTTGAACTGTTGCCCATTGATTAGAACAACGCCTCCCGGTGATTCGTCTGTTCCGGCAAGCATCCCGCCCAACATCACCGCGTCTGCACCTGCGGCTAATGCTTTCGCTACATCTCCCGGTGTTTTTATTCCGCCGTCTGCTATTGAAAAGATTCCATGTTTGTCAGCCTCGGTAGCACAATCCATGATCGAAGACAGTGTCGGCACACCTACTCCAGTGTTGACGCGTGTCGTACACGCTGACCCTCCACCGATTCCGACTTTGACACAGTGGGCACCAGCCTCAGCCATACGTTTGACTGCGCCTGCTGTTGCTACGTTCCCACCAATCACGCAAACATTTGGATTGCGTCTTTCTACGATGCGTCGAATCTGAACAATTTTTTCTAAGGCATGTGCGGAATCGCCGTGCGCTATGTCAAGAACGATTGCTGATACTCCAACGTCTGCGTAATAGCCGATTTCTTTTAGCAGAGAGTTCACCCCTACGGCTACGGCAACCTTGCGGCCTTCCTCCACCGTCTGTCGGATGAGGGATATCCTGTGGCCCGCCTGCACCCCTCGCGGGTACACGCCGATACCGCCAAGGTCTGAGATGGCAGTCAACATGGCTGGACCGCATACGGTGTCCATGTTCGACGCAATGATAGGGATGTCTAGTTTTAGTCCTGAAGAAAGTTCAGTTACGAGACTTACATCGTTACGACTTCTGACTTCAGAATATTGAGGGCTTAGAAGAACGTCATTGAAACTGATACGTTCGATCCATCCGGCTTCTCTCACAGTAACAATCTTTATCACACGATGATTGTTAGATTAAGGATCTACAATCGTTGACTCATGGGAATGGGAACACGCTCAGCAGGAGGTTCCCAGTTTTTTATTTCAATCGCAAGTTTTTCTAACACCTCTATCAAACGGGCTTGGTAAACCTGTTCGACAGTCTTACCTACCCCCTCCGCTCCGAAGATGGATACGTCATCCATATCTACCCCCAACTCGCTCAAAAATGTAACCTTGACTTCTTTATTCTTCGCACGAACTGCTGCCAACATGGCTGCACGTTTCCTCATCGAAGCAAGATTGTCCATCACTATGGCAAATCGTGTATTCCTTATTGCATCTCTTACCCGTTCAGGCGTTTCTATCAATGCATCACGAATCGACGCTTCGATCTCGGGATCAAGATCTTCAATGTCTCTCCCGGTTTGCAACACACCCATAAGCGCTTGGTCGGCAGGCGAATCGTCACGACCATAACTAGGTGTCATCGACCTCAGTGGTGCATGTTCCAAAGCATGGGTTGTCCATACGGTTGGAGGAATCTTGATCTCGGCAACATCATCCAAATCGAAAGAACCAAAGATCAACGCTTCCACATACAGGTCACCACCTAACTTCATCTCTGTCTCATGGATGCCCTGATCGCGGTAACCTATATTTTTATTGTTTGCACCCGCACCATCTATGACTAGTTCCAATGCGTCCAAGACTTTATCAGTAGTGGTTTTTTTGAGGGGGGCTGTTTGCGGGCTAACCGAACTAAGAAAAGATTCAACCAACTCTTCATCGGTGGCACCAACCATCGGTGCTGCCACAACTCCAGCGTTAAGAGTGTCCCCGTTACCTGCCTTCGTTCGCTCTTTCACATCCTCATTCAATACCAATTGAATCTGACCATAAACCGACTTTCCATGCATCGAACGCTGATGGTTCAGAGCAGTCAACGTATGATCCCTGTCAGGATGATCCCGCCGCGGATCGTGAACAAAGCCTTCGTCTTCTTCCGCAAGATACCTTTTCGTAGCCCCAGCATGTACAAAACCAGACGCAGGGCGCACCGATTCGGGAGCATCCCTCGGTACACCCTGTGACACCTCGTAATCTCCGCGGATGTCCTCGCCGCTATGTTGACTTGTTACTTCATGCGTAGTTTTGTAACCATCTTCCAAAAACGAATCGAACACTTCGCCGTGTGGCATTGCTACACAAAGATCATTGTCTTCATCGTCGTACCAGATTCGTAATGCTTTAGCAAGTTCAGCGACGAACTCCTCATCAGTGTGTGACTCTAAATAGTCGATTGCTTTCTGTAAACGTTCCTTGTACTTTCCATGTCGGTCTTTAATCTCCTGATCGTGTGGCCCAGCCAAAACGTCATCTTGAATATCTAGTTGTTCTCTCAATCTTTCCAATACTTTTTCACGGCTCTGCGTTACTAACTCGGCAGTCGTCTTAGTGCTAGCCACCCATGGTCTTCCCAAGGCTGCTTTCTCTGCCGTGCCTTCCGATCTTTTCGCTTCCGAATCGGTAAACGCTTTTCTTTCTTTCGCTGTCATACTCCAATGACCCCCGACAGCCTCCAACTCCGCTTTCACCTTCTCCGCTTTTGCTATACCCGTCAGCAATGGATGCGGCTCAGGTTCCGGCTCCGGTACCTTCGGTTTCTGTGCTTCCCGAATCGCCTCTGCTACTGCCTTCCGGCGATCCCCCAGAGCCAAACCCCGATCCTTCAAAGACGCAGAACCACCAGTCATTTCTCCTACGGTGCGAACCCCCGAATTTTTCAAAGTCCGCAACCCGGTACCCGGTACAGGAATTTCTTCCGTAGCCCAAGTGGGGGTATAAGCGACATCATTCCCATCGGCATCGACGTACCGTAAGCCGTCAACCGACGACAGAGATTCCATCCCGGCTTCAATAGCGTTACCCAACCTGTCCAGCAGTCGGAGTCCACCCGGACGTTCCCAAGCCGTGCCCTCTTGGACGATCATGTCGCTATCCGCGTCAGGCGGTGACAACTTGTACGGCTCCGGACGTAACCCTCCCCAACGCATGGCTACGGCAACACTCTTGGAAATAAGTTGATCTTCTTCCGACGCGTGGGTTCAGTCGTTGCCCACAGACGCGTCTTTCTGCCTGCCCAGATGAGCGCGTAGCAGACCGCTACCCCACTGAGAAACGGACAGATCATCCCCGTAAACGCTCCCCACACTTATTACAAAACTCCGACCACGGATATGAAGTACGGAATTCATCCGGATGTGTGCAATGCAATGCTTCTTTGACAACAGGCGCGACGGTAGATCGAATGAGATCAGACATGCTGACATTCATTTTTTCAGCAGCCTTTTTCCATTCATCTCGTTCTTCTTCTGAAATCCGAACAAGAATTTGTGCTGTCTTAGTTTCTTCTTCATTCATCATCATTGTCTCCACTGTCTTTGTCCGGTAATAGTTCAGCATCAATTACTTCTTCTTCATCTTCGACCTCTGCCAATACCCTCTCCACAACATCCTTTTCCAGAATCCCAGACTTACGCATCAATTCCAAAAGTTGCATAGATTCGGTGCGGTAATCAATCAAGCCGACCGTAGCCAAATCTTCCCCAGCCAAAGAATGACGCACATCGGTAGCCCCAGTAACATTCAAGTCCACCTTTTGCACTTCCATACCCAAAAGTTTTGAACGTCGATCCATAATGCCAAGCACCGTTTGAATCGCTTTCATGTCTGGTTCCACAACGATCTCTTCATCGCCATGCGTTTCGCGCCTGAACTGCGTCAACGGCCAAACCGAAGATTGCAAATTGTCTAAGCGTTCCAATTCCAAACGCAACACTTCTGGATATGCATATGCTGCTTCACGGTTTAATCTTTCTAAGACGCGACCGACGCCCTTGGACACGGCAGACACGGAAATCTCGTAGCGTTTAGCAATTTCTGAGTGAGAAGAACCTGCTTGCCGCATCCGAAACATTTTCAAATCCCGCTCGGCAATAAACTCTTTAGTCAAATTATTGCTAGTCATCGTAATTATAGTCCCCTAGAGGTGGAGGAAGATCATCCTTAAACTGTGGATCCTCCTTATAGTATCGCAGCATGTCTGCCATGAACTCTGCAATAGTGGGTTTAGTAGGCTTAACCCCTCTAGTCTTTTGCTCTTTAGCCAACTGCCTCGGAGTTAAACCAGCCCACACACCATGCATGTCTGCTGCCGGAAAACTCAAGGCGTATAGCAAACACTCCGGCTTTACATCGCACGCCCTGCAAATGCGCCGCGCTTCTGAAATATAAGTAATGTCTTTATGCCGTTTGGGAAACATCGCTACCCCTCGGCCTTTACAATTCGCTTTATCCGTCCAGTGAGTCTCCTCAAGTCCACCTAAGTTGTCATCATTCATCTACACCTTGTATTCCTTATCCCGATACAAAGCCCAACCATCACGAATGGTTATCATTTCTAGGTTGAATTTGCCGTCGCCCTCTTCGTAATCCACAACTGCAAGACCCTGTTGCCAATCCTCATATCTTGTCAACGGTCGTCCATCCAAATCCGTACCGCCCTTCGTGGAAGGGACCGCTCCGTCGATACGGGCCAAGCACCCCGGCGACATCGCCGTAACAGTCTTTGGTCCGTCAAAATCATTTCTAGTCATCTCAGCCCATTCACGCCTATGAATGTGTCCGTATATTACAGAAATCTTCTCTCGCTTTAAATATGCATGAGCAGTAGAACCTCCACTGCGAACAAGATCTCCATGTATTACCTTAATATGTTCATTGATCCAAATAGTGGATGCTGGATAACCAGAAAGATATTCGATATTGTAATCATCTAAACGACACAAGTTAGGAATACTCAACACCGGCCAACTCTCAGGGCTTTTACCTTGACGTATACCAAACGCTGCCATAGCATTATCTAACATAAAGTTTGTTAAACGTTCTTCATGATTTCCAGCAAGCCATTGGATTTCAGCCTTCGGTGCTACTTCTCTCACCGCAGCACAAATTTCCGTCGCCCGATCAATCGACGCCTGCGTCGTCTGTTGAAACGCCGGAGACAGTCGATACTTACCCAACTCTGGTAGATCTAAATTGTCACCGACCAACGCAACCCTGTCAGGATTCACATCCTTACAAATCGACAAAGCAATGTCGATGGCTCCCTCGTCGTGGGTTGGTTCCAGTTCCCCGTCCCTGTTTCGGAAGTAACCAATCTGCATGTCAGGAAAAACCACACACTTTTTGAACGCCGTCTTCTTCTTCTTGGTGGTGTTCTTTGGTACTGCAACTTTCGGACCCGGCACTATCACCGGCCAGTCAGGACCAGTCTCCCAAGATGGAGAGATCTGAATGCCAACCAAATCGTGGATGTGCGGATCCCCTTCCGCATCCTTTGTCAACGATTGGTACACCGATACCTTTTTGATGTCACCAATTTGTTCGATGTCGATGTCCTGCCGATCCAACATCTCTGCCAGTTTCCCCAAGGATGCTCTGCTCGGCTTTTGCATCTTCTGCAAGTTTGCTTTTAGATCCTTCTTAGCCATTGGCTGGACTCCCTAAACGCTCAGAACAGTGCGGATCGCATCTGCAAATCTGGCTGCGATATTTGGAAATGGTTTCTCTAGATATCTTGATTCCGTTGCTAGTCAATTCACGGTGAACTTCCGCAACTGAAATATCCGGGTTCATCATTGAATCTGAAATAAGGATTCCCAGTTCTAGGTCTTCCTCTCGGTATTTCTCTAGAAGCCTTTGGGCCGGACAGGTGGACGGTTCCTGTACCGCCAGTTCCTGCAACCTTGCTCTCAGTTCTTCCACATCAGTGTCCCTTGTTAGATGACGTTGTGGTCGTCACGACATCAGCCGCTGTCGTCTATGATAATCCACAGAACCCGGCTACTAAGGGACCAATAGAAATGGGTGAGTTCAAAGGCTATGGACCGCATCACGAACACTTCATAAAGAAGCGGATCACTGATGCTATTGCAGGAGCCGACACAGTAGAAATCGCAGCAGAAACCGTTATGCGAGTTCTCAATGAGATCCGGCTACTCGCGTATAACACCCAAGAAAGAGCGTCCCTACTCACCGCAACAGGTCGCGCATTTGTTGTTCTGGTAGAAAACCCTGAATCTAGCATCCGTGATGTGTCCACTAGATTGGGGGTTTTAGAGAATGCAGCCCACCGTGCAATAACAAAATGCGTGGAGGATGGACTAGTAGAACGACAAAAGCGCGGAAACGGGTTTACCTACACACCAGCCTACGAAGAGGTGTGGAAGCACCCAGATGTGTGGAGATTTGCTCTTGCTGTACTAAGAATGTCCAAAGAGCAACCAGAATAGGTACTTGATATACACGATTTTGCTATGTTAGAGTCTAAATCGAAGCAAAACGAGCGGAAAATCATATGACAGAATCACTTGGATCAGCAGGAGCAGAGGCAACATCGGCACCCGGCGAGGATTTGTCACTCAAATCCACAGAAATGTTGTTGGAGGAGATGGCTTCCACCATGATGGACGCCCAAATCGAAGAGACTTTCCTACTCCATTACGACGCGATCATTGCCGGAGGACGCGTTGGACAGGCCGGGTTTGAATCGCACATCATTCCCATGTCTAATCTGAAAGCATGTCTGGACAATGCCGGAACCTTGACGAAATCTCCAACGATTCTGCCTAGTTCTATCCGGGTCACATCCCAGAAGGTGATCACGCTTCCAGAAGTAGAACATCATCTACAAATAGCAGAAGTCAAAGACGCTCCGAAACGAAAAATGCCAGACGATCAAAGGTCAATCGTAACGGCTGACCCAACGACGTATAGACTTCCAGAACATCTACTTCATACTCAAGAAGATTAATCCAGTTTCGCAGATAACCAACTGGAGAATGCGTCGTCTTCTACCGGGATCCACCAGAGTTGACATTCCTGCACATGGAAATCATCGCCCATCAGCGCCCATGCGATTTCCATCTTTGAGGAAACCTCGGCACTACCTACGTTGCATTCCAAACCAAAAGTGTTTATGAAATACCCAACTACGCATTGGGCTTCCCGAACATTGCAGAAACCATCTTCGGGACAGTGGGATAGTTCTACTTCTACTTCATGCTTGTTTAAACGCAGAGAAATAATATGACCGTCGGTATGCCAAACAACATCAGCGCCTAACGCTGTTTCCATTACTTGTCTTTTTTCTCGGCTTCTGGCTCTACGGTAGCCGGAAGGATCTCCACCTCGGCTAGTGCTGCTTGCAACTTAGCAATAGCCATTTTGAGAACAGTATTTTCAGACATCAATGTTCCGATTTGTGAACTCAAGTTTTGAATAACTTCTTCTGGATTGATATCCAAACTTGCCATTATGATTCTTTCTGCTCTGGGGCTTGTTGATTAGGATAGACTGTTGCTGGAGGTATGTCAATGACCGCAGCCCAACACGATCTGACCTGTGAACAGGGAACGACGTTCATCAAAACACTTACTATCAAGGACAGTTCTTCCGTTGCTCGCGACCTTAGCGCACACGCGGCCCGGATGCAGGTACGCCCGGATATCACATCGTCTACCAAACTCTTGGACCTGACCTCAGCCGGAGGAGACATCACCCTGAATTCCAGCGGTGTTATTCAGGTCACGGTGAGTGCAACTAACACCGCCGCCTTATCTCAAGGCGGAGTTTACGATCTAGAAATAGAAGCAGCAGGCGTGGTGGAACGAGTCATTGAAGGCGATTTCAATTTGAGTAAGGAAGTCACTCGCTAGTTCTTCTTTTTGGCCTTCGACTTCTTCGGTGCCGGTGCTTCCTTCACTGCTTGAATCACCATCTCCTGTAGTTCTCTCCGCTCTTCATGGCATCGTGCCACTTCTTTCTCCAAAGCAGTTATCCGACTTTCAAGAACAGCACGATCCGACAGGTACTCCCGTTCCCGGCGATCCATCTCGTCACGCAACTCGTCGCGTAAACGCTGTCCAATCTGAAAGTCGGATTGATAACGCTCAGTTTTATGTTTCCTTCGCACGTTTCGCTCTCTAAAAATCGCGGCGATAGCCACTAGTACAGCACCTACGGCTCCGCTCGCGAAAAGAGATTCCATGTCATGTCCTCTTGGAAGGTGCTGCTGATCATAGCAAACATGTCCATACTGCTATTCGCATTCACAAAAAAATCATTCGGATGGCGTATTCTTCAGCACCATGTTAACCGTAATCATTGCTTCTTATCAGTACGGACACCTAGCCGCACACTGTATTGAAAGTCTCTTATCGCAAACCAAGCAGCCCGACAAGATTCTGTTTGTGGATGACGGCGTTGGCGACTGCACACACCTACCAGATATTTATCCTGAGATCGAATACGTCTTGCGGGAGGAAAATCTTGGCACGGTAGACAACTTTCAAGACATGCTCATGAGGGTGGAAACCGAATACACAATGTTTATCGGCGCAGACAACTGGTTCCGTTCTGATGCCATAGAGAAACTGTTAGGACAAGACGCCGACATTGTTACTTATGAAATCATGGTGACCGGAGAGTTCAAGATGAACCACCCCAATGCTCGTCTGCCAAACGCAATGTACAACGGAGATGTCTGGTGGCACAGGGATGGGCATCACGGTTCTATGTTGTACCGCACATCCTTTGGGCAAGCAGCAGGGTATGCCCGACGAGAAGGTGGAACAAATTCAGAAGAAGACTGGGTGCTGTGGGATCGGATGCTGGAAATGGGAGCGAGACGCGTTCACCTCTCGGAACCTCTCCTCTACTACAGAAGGCACAGAGAGAACTTCATTGACTGTCGTTAAGGAATCTTTTGGGGATTGATATTCTCAACGATTTTGCCATCGACAAGATAGTCGGGATAGGCGCTCGCTGATCTGCTTCGACAGAAACCGTTCATGTAGGTCATCCTAGAACCGGTCGATTTGTTCTCTTCGCTTCCATGAACAATCATTACTGACCAGATCATCATGTCTCCCTTCTTCGCCGTGTATTTCTTTCCCCTGTATTCCCCTCTCTCAAAAACTCTTAGATTCTTAGGATCTTCAAAAGTCGGCCATTTATGAGAGCCTTGGATGAATTCAACAGAACCGTTGTCTTCGGTGATGTCGTCTACGGCAATGATTGTCTGAAGATAATCCGTTGCAAGATCTGAAGTAAACACATGGCTTTCCCTGAATATAGTGTCCCTATGCCATGCAAAAGTATCCAAGTCTGCTTGTTCTCGGAAGTAAATCTGGTTATTGATCTGCCGAACTTCATCACCTAAAAACATATGCACAACCGCCCGCATACGCTCATCAACGCGTATGTTATTCAAATAACTATTGGCTAATGCGGGAAAGAATATCAAAGACTTTTTATTGTAGGCTTGCTCACTTGGAACATGCTTATATCCTGCCGACTTGATTTGATCGTCCGTAACCCCGTATGCTTCTTTTTTTATCCTGTCGCACTCTTCCGCGGTAAAGACGGAGGGTATAACCGCCACTCCTTCTTCTTCGTATTCTTTAAACATAATCACTGTAAATCTTGTATTGGTTATCGTGTACACCTTGTGTAACAGAATAAGCCTTTTGAAAACCCACCTGCTTCACGCACTCTATAACTTTATCGCAATATTCTCCATAGGGATAACGTAAGTATTTAGTTCTAAATGGTGGAGTTATTTCTTGCAGTATCTCTTTTTCTGATAGTAAACAAAGGTTCCTATGCGACCATGTATGCCACCCTATTTCAAATGCATAATTATTGCATAATTCTTTTACTTCTTGCATAGTACAATAACGTTCTAGTTTGGGAACATTTGATAAGTCAAACTCATTAGTCCCACCTAAGAAGTTTCCCATCACGAACATAATGCCAGACTTGCCCTCCAACACATCTTGATTCTCGTAAACGTTTCGATATACCCCATCAAATCCAATCGGATCATCACAGGCAAGTATTTCCTCACGGGTATGATAATTGGGATGATCTTCGTTTCCAATGTTGTGCGCTAGCCTCAACCGCTCCATGGGGAATACCGTTCATACTTGTAAACATTGAACACTGAAGTGTATTCCCTGTAAGGAAATCGAAACGTTTCTATCAACCTTCCAAACGGATAAGGCAACAACCAGTCTTGAATCCCACCAACACAGACATGCTTACTGGCTGCCTCCGACACCAGCCTCGCTATCTGTTCATGGTCGTACTGCCTATAAAGCAGACCAGTCACTAGAACTAGATCGTACTCTCCCTGTGGGGCGAACACGCGTTCGACATTCTTAGGCAACCTGCTCGCAGCATTATCACTCATCTCAATGGCGTGGATCTGCTCTGCCGGAAGATCCCCCGTTATGAATCCCTCACCAGCGCCGACATCCAATGCCCTGTCGTAATGTTCGCCTAAGCCTTCTAGGACTGTCAGGTAGAAACGCTTGCGGTAGATGTCATCTGGAGTGACCGTGTACTCCCACGGGTCATCCTGCTCATACCATTCTTCAAGTTCCTGCTTGGTTTGCATTCATAACGCTTCGATTTGATCTGCGATTCTCCTAAGTTGTTCAGACAAACTCGGAGCCATTTCAGCCATCGGATCCGACGGCTTCGGTGGTGCCTCAATAATCTTCTCTGATTCTGCGGTTTCCTTCGCAGCCTCTTCCTTCTCGGCAATCATCCGGGCAATAGCATCCCAGTCAATACCGGGATCCAATGGATCAGGACCAAGATTTTCTAACTTGTAATCTGAAATATCCCACGCCATGTTCTCAGGAGACACCGCAGGCCCGCCGTAATAGGCGTCCAACCACGCCCAAACCACCGCCGTCTTATCAGTGACTACAAGATTGTGGCGAACCCAGTCACCTCCATCCACTCGGGCACGAATGAAACCCTCATCGAAATCAGCCTCGCACTCAAAGAGAACGGGATTACCGCCCACCTTGATCTGTCCGACCTTGACTGAATCGCCCCACTTCGGAACCTGACCAAGATGGTAGAAGTACATACCGATAGGCATGTAGCCATCCTTAGTCTTGCCGAACCATGTACGGAACGAGAATCCGTCCGGATTCGGTTGCCGGTTTCCATGGCCGTAAGACTGGCCCCTCTCGTTCTTGTACCGCAGATCGGCAAACCCCAGCGTCTTTCCCGTACTGTGGGAATTCCAATTGCCAAGTGCCCTCACCATGTAAGACACTTTCACATGGCGACACGGCGGCACCTCTTTGTAGAGGGCGCATCCATAATGATCGCCCTCGCGGAACATTAGCCGTAAAGCGTCACCGCTTACATAAGCGTTGTGGACATTCCCGCTCCACGATTCCTGCCATCCCTCTTCAAAAGTTTCATGAACCAAGATGGACATGACTAACTCCTAACTGTTACCGCCTCCGCAACCGCCGTGCCCTTGCTCGGCGCGGCGAAGTTCCCCTGCTGCCCGGACCCCGACGAGATCCAGTTCCTCGTAGCCCCTTTGTCTTTGTTGCTTTTCTTTTCGCTGCCATTATCGTTTATCTCCGTCATATGGCGTTCCAATACCCTCAGCAATCAATACATCGTTTAAACAAATACCTTCGTCATTGACTATCCGCCCCAGAACCCGACCAAACTTTCCCTTTTTATCTAAAGAAGTTTCAATAATGGGACAGTTCCCAGCATGTTCAAGAAGCCAGCGTCCAACAAAATCTTTTGCCGCAAGACCCAAAGCCTTTTCCTCCAAGTCTCTGGTACGAGATTCCGGAGTATTGACCCCTACAAACCGCACGCGTGACTTGTATGAAATATCAAAACCCAAATCAAAAATGACATCTATGGTGTCCCCGTCTACGACTCGGTCCACCTTGGCGCGATATTGATATAACTGCATCGAAATATACTAATGCCTATTCAGCCAACTCAATGAAGATACACTGCAAAAACGCTCGGACATATTTCTTCACATAAACCATCCCCAGTGCAAAGATCTTGATCAATCCATACTTTTATCATTCTACCTCTTCTATAGTCAAGCGATACCACCCGTCATTGTTTCCGTTATAGACCGAACCTCTTACTACATAGTCGCCCGCAGCCTGATTGGTGCGAACGATGCGACTATCCCACTGATCACTAACATTGTCGATGACTGGAGGGAGATCCGGCCAATCTGAACAATCGGTACCAGCATCTTCGCATCTAATTACATGTGGAGTTTCATCCACATCCACAGCGGTACTAGGCGGGTTGACACAAGTGTTCCCACAGTCGTTCCCGCCGTCATCGTCACTTTCAATCAGTTGACCAACCCCTACCGCTGATGCGTCTCCTGAGTGGTTTCCTTCAGGAGCGTGGGTATCCCAGTTCAGATAGATGTACGGGTCACCAGCCTCGTTGTTCGTATTGAACTGGGCGTGGGTCAGGTTCGTTTCAGCGTCGATACGGATGCTCGTCGGTTCGTCCAATGTGAACTGGACGTAGTCGTAATCGGTGTGACTGCTAGACGAGACGATGCACCAGTCCCCCATCCCTGTCCAGCCGCCCTCAGAGCAACCCTGTTCAACCTGTTGACTCGCTGACGTACTAGCAGTCGTTACAACATCTGCTGTAACACTCGTTACAACGTCAGCCGTAGCGGTCGTTGTGCTGACCTCAGTATATGCATCTCCGACGGTGACAGTAGTTGTTTCAGGACTCCATCCACGCGCCGTGGAGCAGCCGACGTTCACCCCGTCATAGAACGTACAAGTTGTCATGTCGGAACCAGTACGAGCAACAACAGTCGTTGTGTCAACAAGGGTATTGGTCACCGTCGTAGCAGTCGTAGTTTCTGTCGTAGTTTGGGTCGTAGTTTCAGTCGTAGTTTCAGTCGTAGTTACCGTTGTCTCCCAAGTGTGCCAGTGCCCGTCATTGGCATCACGACTCAACACGGCGGTCATATCCGTAGAGACTTCTGTACCAGTGACATTCGCAGCCGTTACCTCAGTGCCGGTGACGTTCGTAGCCGTCACGGCTGAACTGGTAGCCGTTCCGGTCTGAGCCGTGGAAACACTGGTTGACAGGATTTCCGATATGGGAACGTCCTCGTATGTGTAGGAAACCGTCGGGTAGTAGACAGTCTCTACGACGACCACAGGGATGATCGCTTCCTGCACCTCTTCGGGCAGATACTCGGCAGCAACGTCGGCGCTGACTACCCCTATTTCTACCTCTTGGGCGAAGTCAGCCCATGTTGCATACCCACTCGGCAGTTCGTCGCCCCAGTCGTCGTAGTAGCCGGGGTCATTTGCTTGATCGTAATCGTCCCAAGTTTCATACCCTCCGGGGGCATCAGCACAGGCAGAGGTGCCTCGGCAGCCCCCATAGGGGTCGTCCCAACCGGGGTCATCATCCCCCTCGTTCGGATCGAAACCCGGATCCTCGCACCAGCCATCATCACAAACGTCAGGCTCGTCAGGCTCCCAATCTGGATCCCAGTCTGGATCTTCTACCTCCCAGTCTGGGTCTTCTAACTCCCAGTCTGGGTCTTCTTCGATCTCCTCGTCCCAAGGCTCCTCTTCGTCCACTGGCTCTTCGTCTACTGGTTCCTCGTCTACTGGTTCCTCTTCATCCACTTGCTCCTCATCCACTTCTTCTTCTTCAGGAATAGAGCCGTCGGATTCTGTGTCTTCGTCAAATTCTTCCCATTCTTCCTCTTCCCATCCGGGGTTGTCGTCATCAGGGTCTACATCTTCCCACAACTCTGGCTCTTCTAAGTCATCAACATCTTCACCCGTGAATTCATTCCAGTCGTCCCACTCCTCCTCGGTCCACTCCTCGGTCATGTCCTCCCAGTCCTCCTCCCACTGGGCTTCCATTTCCTCGTCGTATTCCTGCCAGTCCTCCTCCGTCCACTCCCATGTCTCGCTAGGTGACGGTCCCCAGTCCTCGGGCCACTCGTCCAGACCCTCTTCTGCAAGGATCATGACCTCTTCATCCGCGGCCCATTCTTGGTCGTAAGCGTCCCAATCGTCTTCAGTCCACTCAGCCGATTCCGTGGGTGATGGACCCCACTCCTCAGGCCATTCCTCTACGCCTAATTCCTCCAGCAGTTCTTCTTCCCACGCCTCTGGATCCTCTATCTCCTCTTCCCAGATGGCGTCCATTTCCTCGTCGTAGGCGTCCCAGTCTTCTTCTTCCCAGTCAACGGTTTCGGTAGGCGACGGACCCATGAGGTCTTCGTTCCACTCCTCCAAACCCATCTCTTCCAGAATCCACGCCTCTTCCAAATCGGCGTCATACTCCTGAAAGGCGAAATCCTCTTCGTAATATTCTTCTTCGTATTCCTCCCAGAACTCCTCCTCATCAAACTCTTCATGTTCTTCAAAGAATTCGATGCGCTCCTCTTCGACCTCCTCCATGAACGATTCAACTTCTTCAAACAGTTCTTCGACATCGACAGCCTCACCAAAGAGATCGTCCATCAACTCCTGTTCTTCTTCAAAATATTCGTCGTCGTATTCGACTTCATCCCACTGCTCGTCTTCCCAATACTCTTCATCCACACTGAGAAGAATCTCAACGAAATCAATCTCATCTTCTTCAAATATTTCAGGGGCTTCCCACTCTTCAACTGATTCAATCTCTTCGACGTAGGACGCGCCCAACACTTCTTCGATGCGATCCTCAGCAACCGCTTGGAAATATTCAGCATCCGAAGCGACCCACGCTTCAACTTCAACTTCTTCTGTGGAGATCTCCCCTACATCTGCATCGAACGTCAGTTCGATAACAACGGGAACGATTACCGGTTCTGGTGCAGGGGGCAGGGTCACTGCCGGAACATCCGGTCGATCCGGAATGGTGACAGTCGGTTCATCGAACACCTGTTCGACAACCCGGTAGGCGGTCATGTCAACCTCTACCTCGGCCAGCACCTCGCCCGCTTCATCCTGAATAGCAATATCCAGCGTGTCTCTGACTGGCTCCGACTCAGGAATTATGACACCCGGCTGCTCAGGTTCAGGCTCCGGTTCTGGGGCAAAAGCCACCTCAATTTGCTGACCGGCTTCCAGTTCGATCTCAACCTCAAGGGCATCAACAGCAATCGCGACAGTCGCTTCCTCTATCTCTGCAATTTCGATTGCTTCTTCAGAGAAGGCCAACAACGACTCAACCTCTTCAGATTCTTCCTCAGCCTCTTCCTCAGCCTCTTCCCACCGTTCCGGTTCTTCCTCCTCCACGATGACCGCTTCAATCTGAACAGATTTCTCCTCGCTCAGAACCAGTAGAGAAAACTTCTGTTCAGTTTCTTCTTCTATCTGTTCCTCTATTGCTTCTTCGATTCTGTCCCTCGTAGAAGTCGGCTCTTCTGCTTCAGGAGTTGGAACGTCAATCTCTTCAACATCTGCGGAGAACGACTCCACCCCCGGTGGAAGAAACACCAAAACTGGATCAGCGGTGCTTGGTCCTGAAATCAGATAACGATAGGTAGCGCCTTCAATCTCATTGACAAACGCACCATCGTAATAACCCAGCCTGTCACCTGATTCAGTTTCAATCTTGAGAGCCATCTGCTTGTCACCAGAAGCGGCAACGGTAAGCATCGTCCCCGACTCTTCTCCCTCTTCCTGAGGGCAGAAACTGCAAGTAAATGGACCGGACCGGGAACGCATCGGAGTGAGTTCCATAGTCCCTGTCCCACCAAACCAAGCCTCCGATTGTTCCGTGGGATTGGTCGCAGCAAGGGCATACATCCACTGACCGTCATTGGATACGTCGATCCAACGTTCCTCGTTGGGCCAGTTGGAATCGTAGATATAGATGCGATAGCCACCGGCCATCTCTTCTACCCGGTAAGGGGTGACGGCGTGTCCGCCCTGTTCGCTGTAAATACCGATTGTGAAACCGGTGTGTGGGTTTCCTTTTTCTGCTTCTGAGAAATCGTAAAGAAGAACCTCTGCCAATTCTGTGGGAGACTTCTCTAGATAAGAGGAGGCTTCCTGCTGTACCTCCATAGCGAACTGGGTTACATACCAGTAGGCGATTTCAGAAAGCAGTGCCGGATCCTGCTTAATGAGTTCCGCAACAGTTTGCGTGTTTTGGAAGGTCGCAAGGGTTTCTATGTCACCTGCGAGGCGGAGGCTCAACACGGCCAAGCCTTCGCACAGCCCTCCACGCATTGACTTGTTCGCCTGCGACATCAACTGCAAGATCACCGGATACGGCGTACATTGACCATCGGTTACATCTGAACAGACTTGGTTGTCGCCATACAGGCGACGCGCCATGTTTACTGTCAGATCTGCGGGTGCCTCACCACCACCAAAGTTCTCAAATGAGAAAGTGTCCTCATTGGTTGTGTAATCCGGAATGGAGTGATCCGCTAGAGGAACTTCTTCAAGGACAGTTGAAGCAATGGTGGTAGTGGTAGGAACAGTACCGATTGCATTAGTAGTTGTCGTGACAACACTAGTAGTTGTGGTAGGGGGAAAGAGAGTCGTTGTGGGAGTGTCAGGGTCACTACTGCCGCCACCACAGCCCGAAAGAACTAACGCACCTGCCAATAAGACAGCAACGAATTTCTTCACGGCGTTACTGCCGTTTACGTTTGTTCTGGTACCAGAAGAGAAGACCGATGAATAGGACCAGACAGGCTCCTACAATAATTGCAGTTGTAGAGCCGCCCGGTGCCCCACTCATATCTAGAGAAAAGTTTTTAGTCCCTCCACCAAGAAGATCATTCTCGGCCTTCAATTCCGCTACTGCTTCTTCCAGCAACCCCACCTTGTAATCTAGGGCTGCTTCTTCTCCAGATGATTGCCATAGAAATCCAAAAGCACCCGAAAAAGCGGCAGGCAGCCCAAGAACATAAGCAATATTGTCTTTGATCTTGTCGATCAAGCCAACGTTGCCTGAGTTCCCGACTGCCTGCCCAGTAGTTCCCGTCTCTTCTAAGGCTTGCGAGATTAGATCCGCAGCGCCCTCAAGACGTTTCTGTAGACTATCACCCATAACAACAACCCCTTGTGAGCCTAGTTGCTATGTATCATAGCCTCCCATTCCATACAGAAAATCATAGAATGAAATGTCTTTTCGATAATGTTTAGGACATCATCGACGGTGAACGATCACCGAACTTGCTTGCGGCCCAGCCCTTGATAACTGCAACACCTGCTGACACACCGGCCATCAGGATCATCTTCCAATTATCAACGCCCAAATCCATAACGCTGTTGGTACCCATGGCACCAATAGCGGCCTGAATAAAAGTCGCAATTGTACGTTCAGCCAAATCTTTGTACTCGGCCATATCTAACCTCATTTGTTCGACAATAATGTCAGCCGTTGAAGGCTTTCATAGTTTACTCTACAATATTATGCTGAAACCAGCATCTTATACTGTTTTGCTACGAACTATTCAGGTGGCGTAGGCCACGCCGGAAGCGTTGAAACCCTGTCCGATTGTGCCGGATAATCCCGAAGAGCCTGACGACCTGTTACACAGGATGAGAGAGGGTGTAGGCGCCCTATACGAGCGTCACTCAGGCGGTGGAGGACCGGAAATGTATCCGCTAGCCAGCACTTCAGCATCAGCCCAAACCGCTTGGCAGAAAGCAAGTGCTTCCGCTTCGGTAACTTCCGTTACATCCCAAGTTTCCAACCCAGTCAGATCGACACTCTCAGCGAGATAGCCGATGCGGTACCCGTCACCATCGACAGCCCAACCGGCTTCAGCGTGACCACCGCTGTCTGCGATGTGGCCTTCGGGGCCAGTCCCATGGGCTCCGCCGGACAGGCGCCATTTCAAGTAAATCATCCGCCCAACTCCTTAGCCACTTCGGCCATCAACTGCTTCTCGCGAGCCTCAATCAGATCGTCCAACTTCCCGATCTGGCGCATCGAATCCAACTGCGCCCACTGCACGCTCCCCGACATCATCTGAAGATTCGTTTGCCGTGTGAGTCGCTTCTCCCAATACTCAGGTTGGGCGTGCTCTATTTCGTCGCGGGTGTAATGCTGGCAGTCATTGAAGATGTCCTCCAGCACCGCCATTTCGCGTTGCGCGCCTTTCATAACAATCAGGGTTTGTTCCAAGCCGACCTGCTTTTCTTCGGCTTCGATTGCGTCTAGTTCGTCGCCTGTCTCTAACAGGCGGGCTATCTCTATTTTGGCTTTTCGTACACCCAGTTCAGCCATCCGTAGTTTGTAGCCTGTGTCTTGAAGTTCCATCATCAACTGGTAGAACTGCATTTCGGGTGTGTCGTGTTGGCCGAGCACAAAGTGGATGATTTGGTATCGGGAGCGGGGTTGCTGTATTTCTGCGATTGCATCGTGAATGTTCATTCGATGTTTCCGTTAGCCATAGCAGCAGGGTATTCTCTGCCCACCGACAAACCTGTTGATAACGTGGAACGGGAGTCATTGCTGAAAGCGAACTTGTCAACTGTGGTGGTGGAGTTCCCGTCACCTCCAAAATACCCAGCGGTTCCCGAATCGGCCATTCCAGCAAGAGCGTAACGCGACGAAGAAAGACCCGTACTCAACGTGGAACGGGAGTCATTGCTGAAAGCGAACTTGTCGACTGTGGAAGTAACAAAACCTCCGCCGAAGTACCCCGCTGTGCCAGAGTTTGCCATTGCAGCGAGTCGTTGGCGAACCGATGACAAACCCGTACTCAATGTCGTGCGGGAATCGTCAGAGAACGCAAACTTGTCAACTGTGGCTTTATCTCCGCTTCCTTCGCGGCCGCCACCAAAATATCCTGCCGTGCCAGAGTTTGCCATTGCAGCGA